TCGCTTCATTTTGAATCCCATTGGTAAGAGTTAAAATAACGCTTTCAATATCCTTAAATGACTTTCGAACAATCCCGTCACCGTACCCCGCTGCTTGAGTACCGATTGAGGAGCGAGCAATTTGGGAAGGTGTTAACCCCCGTATGATTCCGGTCTTTGTATGGGTGAGCAATCGCTGAACGTCAGCTTCCTCAGTTCTAGCCAACCACTCTTTTAAAGTACGGCCCTCGAAAGGTTGGCTGTTGACGATAGCTATTAGCTTTTCCGCAGGTGGTATTGCTAAGCCTAACACAGTGGTCGAAGCGCCCTGAATAATAGTTGCTCCCGTAGCAGCTTCGGCCACTGCTAATCGTTTCAGCTGCTCGGTAATTTCTGAGCTCGCGTTTTCCCATCCGGGAGCGCGAACCTTCCTTAAAACCTTTTCAAAGTCACTTTGCCACTTTCTACCCGCTGCACCAGTCAGCGTTCGGTTCCCCTCGGCTTTAGCAACATAGGAAAGGATTTTTTCATAAACCCCTTTTTCAGTTTTGGCAAGCATAGGGAGCACTTGATTTCTTAACCCGCCCGCATAGCGAAGCAAGTAGGTCTGATGCCTGATATAGCGGTCAAGGATTTCTTCGTTGGTTGTTAGTGCTGTGACCGCTTTAGGAGTGAGGGTTGCTACTTTAGGAGTGAGGGTTGCTACCATGCTGGACGCTGCACTCGCTCCCCGTAACATAGCAACACGGGTCACCCTGTCTTCAAGATTGAACTCACCGTACCAATGACGGTTTAGAAAAGCAGGTTTGTATTCCCGGAATTCTTTACTGAACACAAAGCTTCTAAACTCAGCTTGCGAAAAACCGTTTGTTCTTCTTATAAACTGGTCACGCAAGGGGCCCACTTCAATTATGTTAGCGAGCGTGGCGTACCCACCGTCAGGGATTGCACCTTTCCTCAACCATGTATAACTGCCAATATCTATGTTGGCGTGTAACGTAGCGGTCTTGAGCTTATACGATTTGCGGAGCTCAACCGTTAATGCCATAAAGCGGTCGGAAAGCTTCTGACCCTGCAAGCTCTTGTCAAGCGCCAGGGCCGTGTGAATTATTGTACCGTCGCTGACGTTAATAATACGCTCAAGGACAACGTGTCTATTCTGATCTTTCATAGATACATATAAACGGCTCCCATCTATTTTCGCATTATCGTCTTCGAGGAAATCAAACACAATTTCCCAATTGGAATTCTCACCCGATGCAAGTTTGGGTTCGATATCTTTAATAAGCTTTCGGAGTTCTTTTTCAATGGGTTGAAAAGCTTGAGTGCCAAAATCTTCAACCTCATCCCCGTATATAATTCTAATCACGCTCATCGAAAGCCCTTATCGTTTTCCCTGATGTAATAACGCCTTCAGTGGTTCGGGCACCAGTTGCCTTAATGGCTTTTAAATAAGCTTTCATTTCTTGCTTGTGGGCAAGGAAAGCTTTCTTCCTTGCCGTACCCTGCAAACGAATTATATCGGTTGTCACTATTCTTCGCCTTCGTCAACTGGACTTACAACAGCAGCGCCGGGCATGGGTTCCTCATTAGCAAGCTCTGAAAGTTCTTGCTCATAAGTTAAGTTCGTAAACCCTTGTTCCTGCATCCAGTTATGCAGTGACGGTTCGGATATTGGTGCTCCAAGTCCTTTAGCTTGCATAAGCTGAACAAAGGTTTGCCCGTTGCCTTCAGCATCAGTAAAGTTGAGGTTTGGCGTGACAATAACTTCGTCAGGGTTTGCGCCATACCATTCCGCAATGAACTTTAGAATCTTTTCTAAACCCGCCGCACCCGTTTTGGCAATCTGTGGCAGGGTAGCAGTTTGCGCAGCAACCCTGATTCTTAAAGCGTCACCACTTTCCTTTGCGCGACTGGTTGCGTCAACTAGCTGCCCACTCTTTTGGATAGCCCGGCTATAATCGTTTTCAAGGGCTTGTCGTTGCTCCGGGAGCCCATTCGAGCTCACCCCGATGTATTTGGCGTCACCACCCAACGGAACGTCAATACGCGCGCCAGCGCCAGTGCGCACAACGTCATCCTCATCCCCGCTTGCACCGATACGAACCAATGTATCCTGACCTTGCATAAACAAGTTCTGTCGGTAGTCAGCTTCCCCCCTGTATATAGCCAAGCACAATTTGGCAAGGCCATCCAAAGGTGGAACATCAGGAACAGGTGATAGGTCTTTGCTGTTAACAAATACAAAGGGGATTTTGTCAAGCTGCTTGCCCATGAAGTTGGGAAGCGTAAACTCTAAACCACGAATGTCTTCGCTTTCGTCAATTAGTGTTGTTCCATACCTACCAGCATCAGGGCCAATTTTACCATCGGGACCAACCAGTGCAAGAACTCGGTATTTATTAACCTGCTCCCATTCGAAACTATCAGTCATTTCGTAACCAGACTCGTCAAGCACAACCAAGCGGACATCAACGTCATCATCATTTATTGACGTGTCATCCCAATTGCGAATCGAAAGCTCATTGTATAGCGCAATGACAGGACGGTATACCTCACCGTCTTTTCTAAGGTCACCCATTAAACCGAGCCGACCCGTTATCAGCTGCCTCGCATTAATTTTTCGCAAAAGCATTTCTAAGCTCTCACCGAGCAAGGTGCTATTTTCTAGCATCCCTTCCAATTGCTTTGGTAGTGCAATGAGAGGGGGTTGTCGGTGCATAATACCGATTGCAGCTTCAACCGCTTCTTTAAAAATGTCGGGGTATACCGCGCGCATCTTATATGCTTTGTAAGCTTTGTCACCAGGGCTTTGGCCCTGTCCCTGTCCGTCTTCAGTTTGACCGGAAGTCGGTGGTAGGTATTCCGTCCCGGCATCTTTAATAAGATCTTCACCGCCATAGCTATCCCGGCCAAGTTGCCATTTACTTGAACCCGCAATATATAACGGGTGAATGATTTTAGCTGACATACCTGTCCCTCTTAATAATAACCAACGGTCAAACCACTATTGAAGCGGTCACCTAGCGAAAGTATAACATAGCGAGCCTCGTCGGCAACATGATCTTCCGCATCCGTATCAACGTCATCCAGATCTTTAGTGTCACGCGGTATATTTGGGACGGTTCTTATAAATCCGTCCTGGCAATTTCGGAACACAAAAAGACCGGGATATTCCCTCGGACCTTCATCGTTGTGTGCATTAAACACCGCCACCCGTAACTTTTCCCAACCGTTTTTTCGGCTTCCTGGAGATTTGTCACTTCGAGCCCACCTGACCCCTTTATATTCTTTGCCATCGATACGAACCTTGCGCGCCATATCAGTTGCAATGCAATTACCGTTCGCCACGTCGTTAATTGAGTTATCCGCTGGTCCTGGCTTTACCCGACCATAATAACCCATTTTAATTTCACGCTCAATAATACCTTTTGAGATTTGTGTGGCTAACATTCTAACCCCCTTATTTGGAGTCCCGTTCCAACCGTACCATTCAGCAATCCTAAAGATATCACCTTTAACGGTTGACTTCCATTTGCCCTTGCCAATTTGAATATCTGAACCGTCACTTTCGGCCCACCAACCAACGCTGAAAGGTGCTGAAGAACCCCAGTCGAAACTTCTAAAAATGCGCCAGCTGTGAGGGATAGTAAATGGTTCGACGATGTTTACTTGTGCTGACCACACATCGTCGAACATGCCACCGCTCGTAATATCCCAATCACCCCAAAGCCACGCGCGGCGCTTGTTAGGGTCTTTGATAGATTCTAGTTCAAGTATATATTCAGGGCTCAAATATATATTTTCTTTGTATGAGCCAAATAACCGGACCTGAGTTTTTGTAACTTCTTCCCGCTTTTGAGTGCGCGGGTTAAAAACGTCCTTTGTTATTTTTACCATTTGTCCAGGTGCAGCAGGGTCAATAAACCGCTGCTTAACCCAATTATGCCCAACGCCATACGGATTGGTCGTGCTGAATACGACTAACGGTATTTCGGGAAGCAATTCTATTTCTTTTGTCTTGCGTGGAATCGGACT